AAGTAAGCAGTGCTGCGATTATTGCGAGCAGTTTTCCATGCAGCTAGTAATCCAGAGACCTCTTTAGGATCTAGATCAGCACCGGTATTTTTAATGTAACCAGTTGCCATTGGTGTTGATGCTGCAATAGTTGCTGCCTTCTGCACATCGATGGCAGCGCGAATTGTGGAGACACCAGTGTTAAGAATGCCATCGCTTAGTGATTGGAAAGTAACAAGAGATCCCAAACCATCCATAGGCAAAGTAGTGCCATCGACTGCATAAGACTTAACAAAGACATTATCTTTATCTAGTGTTGCAGTTACTCTACTGTTAGCGATCCACTCAAAGCGAGATGGACGGCCATCCTCTTGATAAATTTCTACGACTTTCCAAAATGCTTGACCATAAAACAAAAGTGAATCAACAGTCCATGCAATAGTTACGGATCGTGGCTGTGAATATGAAGGCTGCTCTAACCATGCAGGTGAGCCAAGCTCTTCATTGGTAGATTTCTTGTAAAGCTCTAAAGGGATTGCGCCAATAGTGCCAGCCAATAAATTACGGCAACGCATGAGTGCAGGTACTGAGATCGCTTCTGTTCTGCCTACATAGGCAAACTGAAAAGGCATTGCATAAGGTGAATACTCGCCAAGTACTTGTGGCGCAGACTGAGCTTGTAATTGTGGCTTAGACTCTAGGCCAAATGCTTGCAGTAATTTACCCATAGACAGAAAGTGTAGCATTTGTCAAGAGATTAGACAATGTGCTAGGGCGTGTCTAAGTATAAATTTGTGGTTTAGCCACAGGAACCATTAACTTACTTACGACCATCGCCAAGCCAATAGGTGCTGAGATGTCACCGGCAGACTTGCGCTTAATGATACGCCACGCCGAGTCATTAACTTTAGCTGCACAGTTATTCATCTGCTGGATCAGTTCTGCCTGCCCATTGTGTACTACGCGAGCATTGACCAAGCCTTCTAATAGATCGCCACAGGCTTTATAGAACTGCTGACCTGAGACATCTTCTGTCATTACTCCAGCATTAGCCAAGCGATCTGCGATAGTTTGTGTGGCGTACTTGTCGAAGCAGACTAAGCGAGGCTTATAGATGTCACACCAAGCCTTGATACTTGCCGCCATTTTTAACTCATCAATGGCTACTTGAGAGCTGTAAGTCTCTAAGATCCCGATGCCAATCCTCCCATCTGGGAGTAGCTGTCCTGCGACTAATGATCCGTTCCTGCGTGAAGGACTGACATCGAAACCAAATACAGTATAAGCCCCGACAGCCATTTCAAGCGTGCTATCGGATGTGTCTTCTAGTACCCCGTGAGGCCAAGGACTACTTAGAGAATCGATCCATTGACAGAGCGTTTCAGTGCGCGTATTTTCAATAGGAGAAGTAGCAATCGCTTCTTCAATCGCTTCCTCCGTGATTGTGTACCCCAGTGAGGGGTTAGCCAGAGCCCATGCATTGCGGTCGTTTATCTTGCAATACTGCGGTGCTGAGTACTCATAGAATCCGTAAGACTTTGGCGGATAATCGATTGCTCGTTCTCTGAGGTCATTGAGAACAGTTGAGAATGCATCTCCCGCATTTGATGTGAGGAGTGTCTGACTATTTGGATGAGCTCTTGTAGTTGGAGTAGCTGCTCGGAATCCATCTTCTGTAATCTCACGGATCTCATCAATGTAAAGAAGCCCGTTGACACTTCTTCCTCTAGATCCGTCTCTAGTAGCTGCAACCACATCAAGGCGCGCTCCAGAGAGCATTTCAATAGACTCAGTTCCGTTAGCGTGTCGGATCTGTTTAACGAATCCTTTGAGGTGGTCATTTGTCTCCAATAGGCTAGTGATTTGTCGAAAGGTATCTAGTGCCATAGATCGGTTAGAGGACATGATAAGGACATTAGTATTCCACTTAATGAGGTGTGCCAGGATCAGCATACGCGCTAAGTGAGTCTTGCCGTTCTGCCTGGCTACCAATATCAGGTTTGTCTTACGAATCCACATGCCATTTTTGTCCACAGTAAGCATGTCCTTTAATACGAACTCCTGCCACGGCATAAGCGGAATCTTTACAATCTCGCAAAGGTCTTTAACATCTTGCAGCTTGTTTTGACCCTTGAGAAGTGGGCTGTGAAGCCTTGGCTTGGTTGCCCCTCGTATCGCCTTGGGCTTTCTGGGCTTAGTAGTCATTGACTCGGATCAGGTCGGGTCTTAAAAGGACTGTCCAGCATCGTCTCGGACTGCATCGGGGAGATATAGTCGATAAAGACAGGGGGGGTCACGCTCTGTGTTAGAAAAACCCCTTCTTCTAGTGCTCCCTTGCGTGAGTTACAAGGTCCACAGCATGCGACTAGGTTATCTAGGTCATGACCACCACCTCGCTTGCGAGGGATAATGTGATCCACTTGCGTTGCATCGTTGCCACAATACATACATGTGTAGTTATCTCGCTTTAATACTCGCTCGCGTTGTTTCTTCCATTGTTTTGACCATAACACTTCTTTACCCATAAACTCACGCTTAATCCATATCTGATAACGCATCGCTTCGATGATTGGTTGATTGGCACACACATTCTCTGTTGTCTCAGGTGTCTGAATGACATGGGCTTGCATATTGCGCCCACGATTATCATTAGTCTTTAGACTTATACGATGTCTATGTGCGACATTCACTACAGTGCTGTATTTAACGCCTAATACCACAGCTATATTCTTAGCACCTGTATTAGCATGCTCTTTAATGAACTCTATTTGCTCTTGAGTTAGTGCCATCCTTTAGCCCTCCAGTGTGCCAGTGCTATGCATGGTTCACCATACCTATTGCCTATGTAGTTAAGACCCCACTGTATCTGAGTATAACCATCCTGGTCTTTAAGCCACTCACTTCTACCTTGTGGTATTCCATAGTGTGATCCATTAGCTGCTTTAGGATTCCATGCTGATTCTTTACCATAGAGTATAGATAGACATTTATATTCTTTAAGGTTATAACCTAATGCATAATAGGCATACTCTTTATAACTTATATATTGCTTAGGTGCAGATCCACCTGCTTCAGGCATGAACAATAGAGATATCCCAATACATGCCAGCACCCCGCGACCTACCCGCCTCAGCGGGTCGCGGTGAGCCCTTGATGGGCTCTGCCTAGTCATGGTACCGATAGTGTCAAGTAACAGCGTTAATCTTGGGCGTGTTGTCATAGATGTACCCCCTGTGGATAACTTCTGTGGATAACTATTGTTTTTAGTAATAACCCAATGATCCAATTAAATCGGTTAATTCATCAACATCTAAGACTTCTGAATCGCTAAAGTATCTTTCAATTACATGTCTAGCCTCAGCTCTACATCCATGAAAGCCACCTGCATCTATTCCACAATATGAACATTTATAATCATCTGGCATCTTTACCCCATCCTTTACCCTTAAAGTGAATTGCTGAAGCACTAAATCCCTTGACCATTGGCGCATTGCATAACTGACATGGCACTACTGGTCTACTGTCGAATCCATGAGTGACTTCTTGGAATAGATTGCATTTGAGGCATCTGTAGTCGTAGGCTGGCAAGTTAAGCATCTCCTGATCATGTATGACCCACATCCAGCGCACCGGTCAATGTCTGCCTCTGTAGGTTCTTTGTCTAAGTGACCGTATTTTAATAAGAGTAGTGGCAATAGATCAGCTAGTCGGATGATGGCACAATACTCGGCAGCATCTTCACCTTGTCCGTTAAGCCGTATAACTCCGAATCCTAATTCCCCCGAAATGGATGTCCGAGCCTTTAATTGTCGTAAATAAGCCAATGGTTGAAAGCCCGCCCTTGCTTTGACTTCACAATCAAATGGCACATTGACAATATCTTTGCCACTACCCCTTCCCACACCTGCGCCTTGCCACCAAGTCGATAGGTACTCGGCTACTACGCGCTCTGTGCGAAAACCTCTGTGTTTCCTGTGTTGGGTCATAGATCGTCATAACACATACCACACACCCAACATGCGCCAACTTCCATTAACTCAGATTCTGGTGTCGGATCTTCGCATCGTGAGCATTTAATTGTGTCTTCATCCATTGACAGCATTGCACTTTCTGCATTGCCATGTGCCAGCTGTAAGTATTCCATCTTTAATAATCGCTGGAATTATGATGTTGTGCGCCTCTGTCGGCTCATTGCACAACTGGCAATTGATAGTAGTGATGAATGGAATGTCATTCAGATCCTGCCATTCACCATCTTTGTCTATATTATAGACCTCGATGTAACCCATTAGCCTCTCGCTTTCTGAGGGACAAATTTACCCTCGCTACTTAGTCCATACCACACAGTATTGCATTTAGGCTCTCCGCCTCCATGATTGACCACCGAGCAGAAGTATCCGCCCCATGCTCTGCCATTCTTGTCACCTTCGCGCCAAGTCATGTGTCCATGCTTGCATTGTGGTGCTTCTTGTGCTTCACCTGTACCAATAATTGCAGCTACATTCTCCATAGCCTTGTACAGTGTAACTGGAGCATCGACTAACTTCATGTAGTCATTGACAGGTGTAGTCCAATAGTCTTGCTGATCTGGTACAAGATCCTGTACGGGTGGCTTTACTACTTTTGTAGCAACGACCTTTTTCATTTCTTCTTGGCTAGGTCGTTTCCCCTTAGCAGCATAACCTGCATTAGCAAGAGCTCTGCCGATCGCCGAAGTCTCGCAATTCTCCAGTGCTGAAGTGCTATTAACGCCTCTATCAGTAACCTTCTCCTCCGCGAGCCCTGTTGTCCATGCAACAAGATCGGTAGCAACCTTGTAAAGATATGCTTTAACAACATATCTATCTTTGTCGCACACTTCCAACTCAGTAGCAATGCGAAAATCTTTATAGTCCTTAATAAACTTCTCAAGTCTCACCTCAACTGTCTCGTAATCGGCTAAATTAAACATAGAGTTCACTCTCCTCTGTAGCCAGTTGCCCAGCCAATGCTCCGTAGCTGCAAAGATCGACCCAGTTATCGACAAGCTGCGCTGATTGATTAGTCCTAGCCAGTTTAACTAAGACCATGATCCCTGCCACCTGGTAATCGTGGATTGGCATCTGTAGGTAAGCACTTAACAGCATGGCTGTGTGCTCTAGGTTATCGGCTGGGTGACCATAAGTAAGCCCACGATCTCGAATTGTGTCGGTGGCTGATTGTAGAATCTCTTTAGCAATCATTCTTCCCAGTACTCCTGACGGCTTAGTGCCCGCCCCCTGTGCCAGCCTTCTCGCTGTCCTCTTTCATAGCCTGTCTTATAGGCATCTACAGCTACTAAAATCATGCCAAAGATAATACCTATAAGGCATATAAGTAATGCCTTTTCTTCTATCGTCATTTTTGTACCTATCTGTAGCAGTGCCCTTGACTGCTTACGATATTAGTGTGACATACCGACAAGCACTAGGTGCGTTGATTTGTATAACAAAATGATAACAATTCTCCAGCATCAATAGCATCGTCAAGCGTAGTGCGGATGTCAGGCGTAAAGTCGTCCATAAAGGGTAAATGATCCATCCTTGTTTATAGGCACTAACATAGGGCTGACACGATCTCCATAAGTCTCTATGACTGCCACGCTCATCTGCCAATTAGCACTGCCAGCCTTGAGATAAGAGGCTTT